CTTTGTCCTGATCTCTGACAATCTCGGACGTGATTGCAGTGGAGCCTACATCTATTGGGTGATCTACATCTTTGATCGGCGATGATTCAAGGGCTGTCGCGTTAGTAACAAGCTTATCGGTATCGGTTATGACATCAAATTGACCGTAGGCCCACTTTTGGCCCCATAGCATCGTTCCCCATTTCGTAGTGGTCTCTAGGCCGTAGATTGGCAGCGTATTTGTGATAGTTTTGCTTAGATCCGCCATTATTCACTTTGCATTACTTTAAACTGTTTTCTTGCTCTGACCGCATTGACTGCTTTCATTGCAGCAACCATTTCATCAAAGGAAAGAATATCGTTCTTCATTTTGTTACATTGCCAGCAACAGGGCACAACATTGTCTAAAGTATAACCATGTTGATTGTCTTTTCGATCTAAGCCTGCGCCCATTTCATTGAGATTTCCATGGCAATAGTGACAACTTTGTTTTATAAATTCTCCAAATTTTTCATAAGAAATTGACCACTCCAGATTCCTTTGCTCGGCTCTCCGTCTTGCTCTTGTAAATCTATCTCGCTGGCTTCTTTGGGTTTTATCTCTTATCTGTTTGCAACGTATAGGGTTAGCTTTTGCCCAAGCTAGTGATTTTTCTCGATGTCTGTCAGGATTAGATTTGGCCCACGCTTTGCTTATTTCCGACTTCCTTAGTTTATTTTCTTCTTTACCATGATAATCGCTTAAATAACATTTTCTGCATTTTCCGGATCTAGATCTGATATATATTTCTTCTTTGCATTCATTGCAGAACTTGGTTGGTTTCTTTTTTTTTAGGCATACTCTTTTTACATAGCATGGGCGGCAGACACCGGAACGGTTCTTCTCAGAAACTTCTTTTTGGCAGTCTTGGCAATTTTTCATGATGACATCATTAACCTATCGTAATTCTTGTGGTGACAGTTAATGTATCACTTGCGGATTTATTAATCACGCTTTCGGTGTCCCTGCTGAACATTTGGCCAGAAGTCGATGATGTGAAAAGTCCGTACTCGGCAATTGCTCCTGTTCCAGAACCAGCGGCGAATGTGGTAACAACTTGCCAAATCGCTGAGGAGACAAAAGAAACAACTCCGGACTGCCGAATAAGCTCGGCACCCAAAGCCGTGTTACTTGCCGCTTCGGCTGTTGCATCGGTGCCAATAGCAATATGGCGCATCAAAAACGTACCGCCAGAGTTAGCAGCTGCAACCAAGAACGTAGCTAAATAAGCTTTTCCGGTCTCAGTAATGACGTTCTTGCCCGAAACTTGCGTTTTGATGTTGCCAAACTCATCAGTTAAAACGGCACTCCATCGCCCAACTAGCGACGCTTCATGCTCATCTCTAATCAATGATTTGTAGGTCTGTTCAATCATTTTGACCCCTAGCTTGCTTCTTGCAGTTCGTCGGGTTCTTTCTTGGTTCTTTTTGGCTTCGTTTTTTTGTCGGCTTCGATTTGTTCAAGTGCCGCGTCTTCATCATCGAAACTGGCGCGATGTTGATCCAAGCTATGGCCGTTTAGCTCCCACTTGTTAGATGCAACATAGCCGCAAAGCATACAAACGTAGTTGCCAGACTTGGCTTTGTTTTCTCGCAGGGCTCTAACCCTTTTGAGATCATCCTCATCAATCTTCAATTTCTTGAAAGACTGAGGCGTTTGCTGGTTGTTAGCATCAAACTGCATGGGAAACATGCGCTTGACTAGCTTGTTTGCGTCGTCTTCTTCAAGCTCAATGTATCCACCCGCCTTTATCTTGTATTCATCATCACCGATCTTTTGCTTGAAATCGTAGATATTCAGATTGTGAACTTTCACTAGCATAAAAAATCCTTTAAAGAGAAATGCCTAAAACCGTGAACGTTGGTGAAGTCGCCGTTATCGATGGGACTTGAATTTTTAAGTACTGCGCGTTTAGGATCGACAAAGGCACGAAACAGTTGGTAACAGCGCTGCTTATGCTAACTTGAACGGGTGTCGGCGTTGCTGCTACTGGCTCATGGTATAAACTGCGATAGGTTCCGCTTAGTGACTCGCAAATAAAAACGTTTACGTTGGTGCCCGATGCTATGACAGGGATTCCAAGCAAGACTTTGTCGCAAGCCAAGCCGAGGTCAATGGCTGAGCTAAGGCTAACCCCCGAAGCGATGTTGATACTAGTAGGCAAAGCCCTATGGTAGGCCATATTATCTCCCCAATACTTGCAAGAGGAAGGTATCCCCGCTAGCGACGCCTGAAATCTGGATGCTGCCGTTAGCTACTGCGGAAGCTGCACCAGTGTTGCGTTTAAATCCCCCGGAAGCACTCGCCATGGAAACAGGTTGCAGAAATGTCCCATGGATGAATTGCAAACCAGTTGCAACTACTCCGCTAACGGCATCGGCAGTTATGCTTAAAACTTGCACTCGGTCGTTTCCGAAAACTGTTTGATGAACTACGGATTGATCAAAGGCCATGCTGCACCCCTAATAGAGTATTTTGTTAATAGGCTCCGAAGGCTTTTCACATGCCTCCTTGATTGATTCGCAAAAATTTAATTGATTCATGAAATCCATAAGCGGCATCTGGACGATGGCCCGGATGTTGCCATGAGGGTAGGAGCCTAAAGCCCCGCCTTCTGTGCAGTTGACCATCCATTGGCCTGGTATGATGCTCGCTAACCATTCCATGTGTAATTTAAAATTGTGGTAGCTTGGCCAAGTTGGGCACTTGATCCCGAAAACATCGGTTACAGGAATTACCTGGCCTAATTGTCCGTCAAGCTCACTCTTCCAGGGGTAAAAGCTGCGTTTATTGTGGCCAAAGCAGTAATCAGCACCAACAATCCCCACACGATGCACCCCGCAAATTGCTTTAGCAATGTATACGCAAGCTCCAAGTACGTTCCCCCCGCTGGTTACCATGACGTGGAAAGGCTCAACCTCTGCAAGAGTTTCGTCCCATTGTTTATCTGGGATTGCCGCAGTAAAGACATAAATCTCACCCTGCCATTTTCTGAAAAGGTCGGGATGAGATCCGATAAAAGCAACTAGCTTCTTGTCTTTGGTCTTTTCCCAGTAGCTTTCGGCGGGTTCTTTCCCACCTGCGCTTAGCTCTGGAATGACTACTTGCCCGGCATCAAGCGAAACATAAAATTCTGCGTTTATGCCGTTGTCTTCCATGAATGCGAAATTGTGCAAACATGAAAAAAGCGGGATCTGGCCCTTTTTAGCTAAAAACGATCCGTTATAGCCCAAACTCGGACCAGAACCCGCACAAATCGCGGACCCGTAAAGGTACTTGCCAAATAGTTTCCCAGCGCTGTGTTTGGCAAATGATCCGAGAGTTTTCTTGTTCTCTCGGACGTTATCGCACCAAGCTTTGCGCCAATAGTCCACCGTCACGGTGTCACTAGAGCAAGCCGCTTGATGCATTTGCTCAACCTGCATGGGCGGGTGATCAATATAATTTTGATAATCCGCAACTACTTCAAGAACCCTCACAAATCCCCCAAGATTAAATAGTTATCCAGGCAGTACCCGAAGCGTTAGACGCGATGGCCTGCATTGCCTTAGCGATTGGACGACCAGCCAAAGCTGAATCGGTCGCCAAGGATTGACGAATAAATGCCCCAGCTGTGCCAAGGACAAGCATGTCACCAGCTGCGCAAGAGACAGTGGAAGCCATTTGCACCTGAGAAAATCCTTCGGTTAGCACCCAGCCATAAGCCGAAGCTGAAAGGATAGCGTTTCTGACCACACCGACGCACAAATCAGCGTTGATGGTAGAAGAAACGACACAGGTATAACCAGACACTGCGCTCATAACTACGCCGTAGCCAACAGCAGCAGCACCGGTTCCGCCGTTGTAAACGTAACGATAGGTGTTGCCGTCTACCGTTACGACACGAATTACGATTGGGTGATGATGAGTGGCGGACCTAAGCAAAACTATCACAAATACGCTGCCAATCTACGGCCTAGATACCACTACGAAATGGGGAACGATGCTATGGGGCCAAAAGTGGGCCTATGGTCAATTTGATGTCATAACCGACACCGATAAGCTTGTTACTAACGCGACAGCCCTTGAATCATCGCCGATCAAAGATGTAGATCACCCAATAGATGTAGGCTCCACTGCAATCACGTCCGAGATTGTCAGAGATCAGGACAAAGTCATAGATTCCGGGTCAACCTCGATAAGTTCATCGATCTATCGAGTAACTTTGATGGATGCCGCGGGTTACTTTTATGTTTTCATCGGCGGTTCGACAAATGCCAGCGATAGGCCCGGAACAGCGTACACTAATCCTAGTGATCCATCATCAATCTGGACTGAGGTTTCTTCACAATCAACGAGTTGGAGTTAGACCTTGAACCCAAGCCAACTACAAGCCGCGGCAAGACGCAAATATAACTCAACCGGTGATACATTTTTCGACGATGACGAGTTTTTTCAGCTGATTTATGACGCGGAATGCCAGCTAGCCACTGAAGCTATGGTTATCGAAAACCGTTATACGACTACCTCGGTTGCTTCCCAACGTGAATATGCATACCCAACGCGTACTATTGCTATCAAAATCGTCTATTTTGACGGTGAAAAGTTGCAATATAGCAATTTTCGGGAAGATGACACGCTTACAATCAACGATTCTAGCTCTACGCAGACCGGAACCCCTGCTTTTTATCAGACTTGGGAACGCACGATATTTTTAAGGCCAGTTCCATCGACTGCGGCGCTAGATATCGACCTATATACCTACGATTTGCCGAATTTGCAGACATCGGGGACGGCAACGCTAGATACCCCAACGGTTTATCACAATGACATCGTGCATTACCTTGTTGCGCATATGGCAGCGAAGGACGGAAACACCAAACTATCAGATTATTACCTTGGCTTGTGGTTGCGGTCTGTACAGCGAGCCAAGGCTTGGAAGATGAAAGAGAAGAGTTCGGACGGTCCTCGCCGGGTCCGTGATGAGTCTGAAATGCAACAGAGCTGGCTGGGGATGCGATGACCAACTTTTATGACAGAACATACCCGCCTACTGGTCGTGTTTTGTGCGATGGCGGTTTAGATACTAAGTTCCAAAGGACGATCATCCCGGACAACGAAAGTCCGAGTTGCGCCAACGTCGTTTTTGAAAATGGCACAGTTGGAACCCGTGGCGGTACGACAGCCCTTGCCGCTTCGGTTGGCTCTTTTGCAGTCCAGGGGCTTTACACTAGACACCTCAACGACGGCTCGGAAAATCTCCTGATGTGGGCTAGTACCAACCTCTATAACTACGCTTCGGCTGTTTTCACAATGGTATCAGGCTCCACTGGTGTTTTTGTCTCTGGGTCGAGAATTGGCGCGGCTGAGTACGAAAATTATCTGTTTATGGGACAATCGGGGGTATCGGCTCCCTACAAATACAACGGCCAGCTGACCCGGCATGGCGTCCCTCAGCCTGTTTCAGCGCTTTCTGTACTCAGTACCAGCACTGGGCTACTCAATGGAGCTTATTCTTGGGTGTACACCAACGTTAACTCAAACGTCGTTGAGGGTGATGTCAGCACGGCGATTAGTGCATCGATCACAAACGGCCAAGTTACCGTTACGGTGCCAACTTCGGTAGCCAGCTTCGGGGTAGCGTCTAGAAAGCTGTACCGTACAGTAACCAGCGGGGTGTCCTACAAACTCGTTGCGACGATTAGCGACAACACTACCACAACCTACGTGGACAACATCGCCGATGCTAGCTTGGGTGCCACAGCCCCCACTGACCAGGGCGAACCGCCGCAGTACACGGTCATCAAAGAACACGCGAATAGGCTCTTTTGCAACGATACCTCAGCGCTAAATTTCATTTGGTACTCCGAGCTTGCCAACCCTTACGTGTTTAAAGCCACAAGCTTCATTCGGTTGGGTGATAACTCTGGCGATTTGGTCCGTGTCATCGATGTCTTTGACAATGGGATTGTCGTTTTTTGCGCCATGTTTTCATACATTGTATATATGCCCGACACTGACCCGACAAACTGGCTAGTTTTGCGAGCCAGGACATCATTCGGTAGCAGATCGCCCTACGGATCCGTACCGTTTGACAATAAGGTGATGTTTGCCGCCACTGAAGCCGGAAAGTTTATCGGATTTGCCACCCTGGCCGGGGATACCGTTGAACCTAGCTCCACATTCCTGACTGTTTCAACGGCGGGCTCAGAAACCCAAAGCGATGCCATTGAGCCAGACATGTTTGAAGTCCAAGAGGCGTTCTTGGGTAACGTCTCGGCTATCTCGTTTAAAAGTCGGCTGTATTTTGCCGTTACCTATCAGAGTCCCAACACCCAAAACAATCGGATTTATGTCTATGACTATGGGATTTCTAACCTCTCAAAAAGCAAACGCGGGGCATGGGTGCCTTATACCGGTTTAAATGCGTCCCAGTTCGCAATCTATGACGGCAAGCTCTACTATGGGGAGTCCACCGCCACGGGCTTAGTGAAGCAATTAGAGACGACGAGTTATAATGACAATGGCGCGGCGATAAATAGTTACTACGAAACAAAAGAATTTTCTGGCCGTGGCAACGAAGAAGATTTGCAGAAAGATTTTCGGACGATTCAGCTGCTTTTTGACAAGCCTGGCGATTATTTTATGACTATGCGCACAAAATTGGACTCTGATTTAGGGGTTGGCGATCCGACAACGATAGATCTCTCGACGCCAAACGACACTTGGGGAAATTTCCTCTGGGGAACTGGTATCTGGGGAAGCGGAAAAGAGTTTGAAGACAAGCGAATCTTTTTGGGCAAAAAGGGCGGCAAGAGGATCGCTTTTAGGTTTGATAATCAAAACGTAGCTAATCAGCGCTTTAAGGTGCATGGCTTTCGATTCACATACAACATCAAAGGAAAACGCTAATGGCTACCTACGATGAACAGATGGCAGGACAATTCGACTACGCAAGAAAAAGAGCCAAACAACAATCTCAAACACAAACCGATCTTGAAAAAGAGGGTTTAAAAAGGCGATTTGCCGCTTTGGGTCAAGTAAACTCTGGCTCCGCCATCAAACTTGAAAACCAAGTAGATCAGCGCGCCAACCAGATTTTAGAGGATGCTAATCAAAATATTGATGCGGCACAAAGAGCCGAGGGTACCAGGAGGGCGGAAGTTGTCGAGGGGCGCGACTTTGCAGCAAATCAAGCCGATCTCCAAAGGAAGTATTTGACTGCTGAAAGGGAAGCGGCGCAAGGCTTCAATAAAAATCTCTTTGATATTCAATTTGAATACACCAAGGGACTAGACGCCGAGAAGTTGGGGATGGCAAACAAACAATTTGAAGAATCAATCAAGCAATGGCGAGAAATGTTTGAGGAAGAAAAACGTGTGAATGCTGCCAATGCTGAAGCAGTTGCTGACGCCAATAAACCTGATGCGCAATGGAACCCTTCTTGGTGGTTTGGGGGAGAAAACCCACTGGACCCTAGCAATATAGGTGATAAATTCAGCCAATTTGGGACAACCCCAGAGCTTGCGGCAATCGGGATTTATGGTTTGCCAGGAATCGCAGCGCAAAAAACTGGCGTAACTGACAAGGTCAAGAGCCTTTTTAAGAGGTAACAAAATAATGGCGCAGGTAGTAGCCCCGCAAAATCGTAAAGATAACAAGTCTAATCTACTCCCTACTATCGGCACTATCGGGGGCGCTGTTATCGGGGGCGTCCTTACAGGTGGAGCCGGTGCGCCAGCGGGTGCCGCCATTGGGGGTGCATCGCTCGGGGCTGGTCTTGGTGGTGCAGCTGGTACGCTTGGCGCTAATTTTTCATCTAACGAAAAGCCGGGAGTTTCACTAATTGAAAACCAAGGTGTTCGCGCCAATTTAGCCCGAACGGATGTTGAGTCTATCGGTATGGACCGGAGAATGAGCCAGATCGACAACGATCCTTTAGAAGCTATCCGACAGGCCCAAATGGCTATCAATGCTTTACCTCCAGAGCAAATTCCTCAGACAAGAGCAGCGCTAAATGATGCATATTCTTTGGCCAAACGGAACCAATCTTATACCTAGAGGGTTAAAATGGCTCAGATCATAGTTCCAGAAAAACGGCAGGAAAAGAAAAGGGACCTAGTTGATACTATATTGACTGGTTTGCAAGCCGCTTCGTATTTCACGAATATTCAAAATGCAAGAGCTGAACTTGCCGATAGACCTGGTATCAAAGCTAGACAAGAACAAATCGATAAGCAAAACTTTGTTCAAAACTTTGTCGAGGTGCCTGATGAAACTCAGGGCGCGGTAAGTTTAGATGTTCCAGGCGAAAATAGAAAAGGTTTGTTTTTGCCAACGAATCAAATTGCATCGACAGCACAGGTATCTAGCAACAAGGCAAAAGAGCTACAGGACCAATCTGCAAAAAAATATGAGATTTTAACTAATGTTAGCAAAGAGCTGAATCAGGACAAGGAATTTCAAAGCGCCCGCAATAAAGTCCTTGAATCCACTCAGCTCGCTAGGTTAGGGGAGGAAGCCCTTAAGGGTAACCAGTCCGCTTTTGAGCAAATGAAAGTAGTTATTGCGAAGCTAAACCAGGGTGGCGTTCTTTCTGATCAAGACTTGCAGGCAGCTGGTGGGGCGCAATCATACAATGAAAAGATTCAAAGATTCTTTACAACAAAAGTTGTTGGTGATGTGAGGCAGGAGGATGTAGAGGATCTTTTAGATGTTGCTAAAGTTTCGAGACAATCTGGGCTAGAAACAGCTCAAATAATTAGAAATGGATTTCTCGATCGAGTCGAGAACAGACTTAAAAACTCTGGCGTCAAGGATATAGACCGTAAAATCCTCGAACAGGAAATAAGCCAGACCAACGACCTTTTTGCTGCTCAAGACAATTCAAAAATACCAAATAGAACGACAGCAATTCGCCGAGGTCTTTCGACTCCTCAGAAAAAAAATACACCAACTAAGCCAGCTAGGGATATCAACGAGCAACTTGAAGAGTTCGATAAACTAAATGGGGGTCAATAGTGCCTTTGACCAAGGAAGAATTCTTAAAGCTTACACCTGATCAAAGAGAAGCTGAGTTGGACAACATGCGTTTGCGGAAAGAATTCAAATCTCTTCCCGATGCCGACCGCGACAAGGTCTTGGGTATCATGAAGGCAGCAAAGGAAGCTCCTGCAACACAGGGGGAGGCGGCAGCAAGAGGAACGGCTCAAGGTTTTCTTTTCAACTTTGCCGATGAATTATCGGCGGGTATTTCAGCAGCAGGCGCTAGATTTATTGGCATGGCTGAATTCCAGCCGACATACCAGAAAGCCCTAGAGGCATATAGAGCGCGAGATAAATTAGCTAAGGATTCCTGGCCAAAAACTTTCATGGGAACAGAAATTGGCGGCGGTGTACTTGCAGCAGCTATTCCGGTGATGAAGCCATTGCAAGGAGCTGCCAAAGCAAAGGTAGCCTTGAGCACTGGAATGCAAACAGCTGAAAGAATTCTTGGTCAAACTACTGCCAAGGAAACCGGAAAAGGATTTGCTAGAGGTGTTGCTGGGGTTGCAAAAGGAACGGCGGGGGGTGCCGCTGCAACTTTGGGAGCATCCGAAAACAAATCTTTGGATGATCTTAGGGCGGGCGCTACCGCTGGCGGAGCTGCTTCACTAGCTGCCAACATCGCCGGTCCAGCGTTGCGGAAGACCGTTGATAAGATCTTGGACAATCCCAAGGCTGTATTGAATGCGGGAATCGACGTTGTAACTGGTGGGATTAGTTCCGTAGCTAGAACCGCACTCAGCGGGAAAGCAGTTCAAGCGGCTCGTAATGCCGCGGCTGAAGCTATTAGCAAAAAGGGTGCCAAGGTAAGCATGGATGGGTTGAACAAGGCTTTAACCTCTGGGCCATACGCAAAGACCCTTACCGAGGTTTTCGAGAAACAAGGTGGCGCGGGTCTTGCCTATGCTCATTACAAGCTACTTAGCGAGGACCCAAATTATTCAAAATTCATCCAGGAAAAAGAGGCTCCTCAGACAAAGGACAATCCTCCTCCGGCTCGACTTCCTGATTTTCGATCTCTTTGAGCCATTTCAAAACCGACTCTTTCAAATATTTATGCCTACTTTTTATTTTTATACTTGGCGGCCCACTGCCGTCTTTCCTCATTTTTATTAGCGTGTTTAGAGAACAGCGCAGCATTTTTGCAGTTTCTTCCTCGGTCATTACCGGAAAACATTCACTCATTTGAACTTCCCTTTTTCTAGGTATTCTAAAACCTCTTTAGATGTCCCGCTAAATGCATCCCATTCTTTCACCCGATCCTTGATCGTGGTTGCTCTAGTCATTGGGGCTTTGCCGATAGCTTTGCCTTCTCTCTCCATGTACCTTTTTGCAATCAAGCTAGGTTCCTCAACAATAAAAACAGGGATCACCTCTAGGCGCATCTTTTCAAGTTTTTCCTTTAGTACTCTCTCGCCAAAAGGGCATTCGGTAACTACGGGCCGCGTGGTTGTTTCAGACACTGCTTGTATGACAGTTGGCAAGTCGTCCCGGTACTGATCGTGGGAGATGTAAGCGAACTTCTCGGGATCAAGCTGCTTGGCTACCCAAGTTTTGCCACTTCCAGAAACCCCACAGATTAGAATGACCTTTTTCATCACAACCCTCCCCTAATAAGATCTTTATCGGCAAAATAACCCAAAACTTGACAAAAACCAACAAAATAAGTATAAATACGTCAAAATATGCTGTTTATTCAACAATATATAAGATTTATCTTTAGTTTGGCGGAAATGATCCGATAAGTATCTTGTATGTAGAGATGGAGGTTTTAGGTGTTAAATACAATGCAAGCAGCTGAATACACGGGGATTCCCGCAGATCTATTGGCAAAAATGAGGGTAAGGCCAACAACTACTCTCCAAAGTCCCCCGTTTCGCCGGGTGCTTAATAAGGAGGGGGTACCACAGTACTGCTATTCAAAGGCTGAGCTTAAGGATTGGATGGCTAAGCGCAATTGCCTGCTTACAGCCGGGGAGGCAGCCATGGCCCTAGGGATTAGCCGAGACGAGCTTTTAAGCCTATCTTCCGGCTCTTACAAAGTAGGAAAAAGCGGTGCCGTTGTGGTCGTTTATCCAAATAAAAACATTTATCTATTTAGATCGGCGCAAAAGCTCCGATCAGTCAAAAAGAGGAGGGTAGCGTAATGTTTAAGCTTATTTTGATGTCTTTTTTAGTTGTTAGTTGTGGTCAAGACGATAGCGGTTCTTCTTCGAGCCAGAGCGTCTCAGAAACTACCGAGGTCAAGGCAACACTGGTTGCAGACCTAAGCAAGGTCGAATGCACTGAGGATAATCAAGGTGCCTTAGTCTACCTTAAAGATGTGGGTTTTTATTTTTGCGATCTAGAGCTTTGGGTTCCTATTGAGATCAAAGGAAAAGATGGCAAAGACGGGAGAGATGGCCTTGACGGTCAATCCGGAAAAGACGGCTCCGACGGTTCGAACGGTCGAGATGGTGTTAACGGTGTTGCTGGCAAAAACGGTATTGATGACATCGATTCCGATGCTTTTTGGATCAACCCGATTACCGAAGCGAGGTATATCCTAGTCACTGGGTCGAACGGTTCTTTTGCTGCAAACTATGACGGTTCTTGCCCATTGGGTAGCAAAAAGCCAGATAGCGCTGATGAAGTCAAAGCTGCATATTGGCACTTTAAGCAAAAATTTGTTTATAACGCTGAAGTTACCCAAGTAGGCAATGGCTATGCTCGTTATGTGATGGATGCAACTGGATCGGTCTTGTTTGGCGCATATGACGCAACAACATCATTCCCATTTATTTGCAAGATTGTGGAGTAGGAAATCATGAAGCTAAACGAAATGGATCTAGGGCAACTATTAGAAATTTTCGAAGGGTTGACCGATCGTCAAGAAGCTCTAAGGATAATGCAAGATCGTCTTGATGTAGCTGAAAGGCAAGAGTTAGAACATATTGAAGCAGTTATAGCCGGATTTAAGTCCTACATCAAATGGAGACAAGAGCGAAATATGTTGCTCAGGGCTATCTAAAACTCCCGATCCTTCTCCCGTCGCCACTGCTCAGCTTCCGAGTTATAGACGGGTTTTTTCTTTTCTTGTGGGACGCTGAAAAACCCCTTACCTGGCACGGCGATCTTTTTCTTTATCTTGGGCTCTTCCCACCCGCCTGTTATCCCGAGATCTCGCTTGATATCCTTGCGCAGTCGCCAAATTGCGTACCAGCAATAAAGGCTAAGCAGAAATAAAATAGCTGCGCCGATATAGGTTGGCAGTAGTTCCAACCTCATTTTAAATGACCAACGACCTTGGCGATGAATTTAACTAGATCAAGCTCAGATTTTGGATATCGCCCGAACTTTTCGACTATCGCAGTTTCGACCTCGTTGATTTTGCATTGGGCTACAAAACGCTTAGCTTCGATCTCTTCCAAAGTTTTTTCTAAGCCGGTGCTTTCTTTATCTTGCTCAGTCATTTGGTCCCCTGTATTGGATGATGCTGCCCTTGTCGATGACCTCGATTCTAACAACCGCGGGTCCGCTTAGGATACTACTAAGTAGCTTCTGAGCTGTGTCGTCTAGCGCTGGCTTCTTTGATTTGCGATGCACAAATCTTGCATAAAACAGCGACACTACCATACCGACAATTGATATTCCCGCGATCAGTCCTAAAATTGCTTCCATACGTTCCCCCATGTGCACATTTTGCGACATCCAGCAAGAAATTTCCAGGTGTAATCTGTCCTATCTTTTTCGTGGTTGACATTATTTCCCCGCCAAACTCCCAATAACCATACGCCATGCTAAAATATCCATACAAAATCTAAAAAATCAAAGACGGAGTCTCAATAATGGTGGTAGGCGTTGAAAAATCAAAAGAAACGTTGGCTGATTTGGCAGAACTGGCCTGTGACGGAATTGATCTTTTCAAAAAGGGTATTGGTCTGGGATCGTTTGGCAAGATTGTGGAGATTCTCGCCGATGTCAAAGAATTGATCGCCGATGCTCCGTTAGCTCTTCCTGAGTTAGCAGACCTAAACGCCGTAGAAGCCGCCGAGCTTGGCGCTGCCGCTTATGTTGCCGTCAAAAAAATCGTGGATGCGGTCCGCAAATAAAAGGACCAAACTATGGAGTTACGCCTTGATGCCATTTTGGGCTCTCTCGTTACTGCGCTCGTTAGCAGCGGAAGCGTTGTATGGTTTGCGAAAGCCTATATCCAAAAAATTATTGCGGATGTGGCGGAAATTGGCAAGAAGACGCAAAAAATTGACACGACGCTAGCACGGATCGAGACACGATTAAAATACGCCGACGAAGATCACGAGACCGTCAAACATTTGGCGGTTAAAGTTGCATCGATGGAAGCGGAATTTTCATCGTTCTCGAAATGGCAACCCTCGTTAAACGGGCGGGCTCCCAACTAATTAGCGGGAAACCGTGTTATTCTTTTTCTATGATCACCGACGAACAAATTAGAAATATTGCAACTAGAGCTAGGAAATTTGCTTATAGCAAAGGTGGCAAACTTGGTAATCAGATTGATCCAGATGATTTTTCCCAGTTTTGCGTACACTACTATCTTGAAAAAGGTTCCGTTCCGCCTAGAATTTCAATGATTCGTAGGTTTGCTGATTTTATGCGCGAACGATTTGGATATCGAACGGATACCGATAGCCAGATAGCAAAGAGATCTATAAATCAAAGCGCGAAACAGCTTAAAGTTACATCTGACAAAGGTGTTGGCGCTAAAAAAATGATTGATAGAGCACTTCTTAAGTCATTAAATACTTACTTTCTCACGCTCGATAAGTACCAAAGAGTTATTTATGTTCTTTACCACTCCTACGAAATTAGTTTGCAAGAAATTGCCGATATGCGGGGAGTAGATGAGAGCCGGATTAGTCAAGAATTGACCGAAATACAGGGCGTAATAGATCGCAATATAAGGCGTGAGGGCCGGTTGAGAAAAAAGCCGAGCTTGACGCTTAGTTAGCTAATCCTCGTTCAATGATTTGTTCAGCGAACACTAGCGCCTCTTTAGCTCTTTTCCGCCAAATGTAATAAGTGATAGCTGAATACACGTTAGCGAAAACCGCAATAGTTGTACAAATCAGCAACATGTTTTCGCGGTCTAATAGGTCCAAGCGGCTTCCCCTTTCCTCACGTCCAGATGCAAGCGATTCCTGCCCATGCCGATCCCGTTAAATTTAGGCACGTCTGGAAACTCGGTCATTGCAACCTTGAGAATCTTGAACACCTGCCAAGCTTTAAGATGCACAATCTTGATATCAACCGCGGCTCCCTTGAGATGATAGCTTGAAGGTTTTCCATCTACCTGCTTGTTTCTAGCTTCGCAGCGATAGCCTGATTCAATCACAAGGGGAAAACCGACTTCGTGGCGTAGGTTGTCCAAAGCAATTAGAAGATCATCCTCAACGAGCAATTGTTTGCAGCATTTGCATTCGAGTTCATCCGGGGTGAAATAATCGCACATTCTGACGACTTTAGCGCGGGCAGCTTCTGTTTCGATCACTGTCATGGCAGTACCTCGATGATGTTAAAATCTTCCTTATCTGCATTTTTGCCGTTAGTGTGATAGCTGAAACCATAGCTATCAACGCAAAAAGTATTGCTTTCAGATCGCCAGGAAGTAACAACAGTAATATCCCCATTTCTCAGCTTAACCCGCTTGCCCACGTCGTCAGGCGTTAGATTTATCTCGGGCTTGGGTTCTTCGTAGATTTCCCATTGAAAATCTTCGCTCCCTAGCATCCCCATAAAATCGTTTCTAACATCTGAATCTTCGCAAACAATCCCATGGGGATATTTAAATTCGATGTAAGCGAACTTATTAAACCAAGTAGCAACTCTTATTTTCTTCCCGCCCAGAAGTGCCTCAAATCTCTCAATTGGTGTTAGTGATTTGTTCATGTTAACCATCCATAAATGTTTGTCAGGTAGAATAAACCCAGTTACGTTTTCTGGACATCTTTCGTCGGCTATCAACGTCCAAGGTCCGCTTTTGAGAAGATTCAGCATCGCTTGGCCAAGTGATACAGCTTTGCTTCCATCCCCTAATCCGTCCGCCCCGAACATCTCTAGATCTTGTGCTATCTTCTTGATCTCTTCTAGCTTCATTCTCGTTCCAGATCTTTCAAAACTTTATCCAATTTCTCCCAACTATCGGCATAAAATTGAGGTGGTCCGTTGTCACCATCTCCGACCATTTCATGAAATTCCTTAGCCGCTTCCACAACATTCATGAGTTTCCTAATCTCGGCAATGGCCCATGGCACGAACTCGCGGGATGATGCGATAAATCGGAAATCTTCGATTCGATGCGGGGCGGTTGGATAGTAGTTGGTATCTGAAATAAGTGTCATCTTACCATCGGGATAGTATGCGATTGGTCCTGGTGCAATTATTTCATTGTCAAAGCCGCATTTTAACAACCAAGGCCCCGGCGTCGCTTCCTTCTCTAGTTCTTCCATTTCTTCGAGTTTAATCATGGTAACCTCCCCAGCAAATAAGCCAAAAAACCAAGAAAGGCCACAATAATAGCGGCGTTACATATAACCTCAACCGAGTTACAAGCAATCGTCAAGATGTGACCTCGGTTTTCTCTCTTTCGCAATGCTGCTGCTTAATTTCTTCGATCTCGCAAAATAGAAGCCCTAGGGCTAGCATCAACTCGTAAAATCCTGGCATTATTCTTCCTCCTCTTCTTCGTTTCCGAAAATCATTTCAAATACCGCGACACAAAACCAAAATAAATATCCCGCCATTATCGCATAGCCTTTATGTCTCGATATCTATCCCGCAAATCCTGATCGATATCTTGCTGCGTCAAATCGCTGTCAAGTATCGGCCAAATCACATTTGTGCCGCGTCTTTTTAGTCTCCGACGGATGCGAGCAATTGCTGGTTCTGGGTTTGGTTGATCGTCGTTAGGTTTCATTTTGGTTCCAATCCTAATGTTTCCCATAAAACTTTTGGGGTGACCTTGCGCAAATTTTCGATGTCCTCTTCATCTGCTATCTCGTCAAACTCGCCGCCTGCAATCCTATCCGCCAAATATCCAACACCCATGGCTTTTAGCCTGTTGTACGCTTCGACTTTGCCGCATAGGTATTTCTTGTTTTTGAAATCGTGATACTCGCCAGCTAACGCTTCTTTGATCATTTCCTTTACGTCGTCGCTTTTCGGGAGCTTTTCCAGTTCTTGCACTAGCTCCACCATTGTGCTCTTGATTTTTTTAGTTCTCATCCCTTGCCATCTCCTAGTGCTTCTTGCTCTTCTAATGTGATTTCTGGTCCATCGTTAGATATCGCTTCAATAGCCAGCGGCGCGGGTCTGTCTTCAAACGGGATAAACTCGGACTCTGTGACCTCGATTGCCTTGCGAATTTCAGCGCTTTTTGGCACGAATTTAAACAGTTTCCGCACGGAGGTTTTGCAAGCCATAGCTGCATAGTAGTTTTTCCATGGGCTGTAAGCATCATCTGCGCCTTTCGATGATTTCTTCGCATCCTCAATACTGCGCTTTGACGACAAAATAAACTTGTATCTGCCGTCCTTGTATCTAGCTATTGCATAGCTCGCCACTACTGGCCCCGGATCATCATCGCCAAAATAGGGCTCATGCTCGATGCTTGCGGCAATGCCATAGCGAAATTTGAACTTATCCTTTTCGAAAACGGTGTAAGCATCGATAGTAACCTCGCCTGTCCGCTCAGCTAGTTCAATCATGCCCTGATAGCCGATAATAAGCTGGCATTGATAGCTACCTCGGGTTTTGTAGGGCACAAGATACGCCTGACCAAGTGATGAGCCAATTTCTAGCCCTAGCTGACATGCTTCCATTACAGATGCGAGAAAGCTTTCTCTTGAGCATTCATTGAGCCTAGGATTCTTGCGAATCTCCGTCATGATGATGCGCAACATTCGTTCAGAGTTGTTTTTCATGAAAGCGGGCAGCGCATTTTTTATTTGATCGCCCATCGCTACCACGTCATCAATTAATGTTTTCGGCTTTTGCTTGTCAGCAACTGCCCTCGCCTGGGAAGCCGGTTTGTAATCACTCATTCGTACCACCTCATCGCGTAATCTGGTAAATCTATTTCGCTAATCCCATGGCAATATCCAGGCCATTTCCCGGTTATATCGCATTCCTGCAACAATCCCAACGCATATTCAAAATCTTTTTTCGCCGCCTTTATCAGTCTTTCCGATGCTCTCCTGATAACGATGTGACAACCTGGATTCTCTGTATCGACGAATATCCAGCCAAAAGACTCGATTTCGTATTCATTTTCGTTCCACACGTGCATGTGATGCGCAAGCTGAAAATGATAGCCCATCTTGAAAATCGTGCGTGAAATCTCGCTATCACTAACACCGCGCGAAGATGTCTTCACGTCCCAAAGATCGTTTTTGCAAAGAACGTCGCTGCGGGCCTTGAGATCGTGCTTGCACTGAGTGCCGCAAAAAGCTGTTGCTTCGACTGACAAAGATTTGCTTAGGATGTCTTGCAAGCCCTTGTGATCGGCGGCGCTGCATCGTATCTGGTCAAGCTTGAGCGCTTCCGGGTATCCGAGAAAAATCTTGCCTTCGTTTTCTTTTTTAAAAGCATCCCACTTTTTCTTTCCATCGCCTTTAGCTCGATTGCCAAAATCCTCGGGCTGTAAGGCATAAAGAGAATCAAAAAGATGTGGCTCTAGTACAGCAGTATGCACCGCTTCGCCGAAAATCGTTGCATCAGTGTCTTTTCGGACTTGGTCAGCATAGTGTTTAAAATCAAGCGGCGAGTTTAAAATTGCTTTAAGCCGCGAGCTACCTATGGCCGGGTGCGCGAGATAGTCCGCCATAGGCATATTGTAGTCAATCATCGTAGACACTCATCATCATTTGTTGAATATAAGGCACCACCATTTTCATGTTCATGTCGAAACCCTCCAAGGTTTTGAGATAAAAATAAGTTAAAGAGCGAGTTAACGCCATTTTTTGCATCATTGACATAGATATTGACATCGTCTGCGCATCGGGTTCAAGACTTGCGTTTTTCAGCATATTTTTTGATTTAAAAAATTGAGCAAGATTTGATACGAGTTCGTCAGCAAAATCTTCGCCTAACTTAATGGCTTCTTGATCGCTTTGATCCATTATGCTACCGCCTTTAGTTGTCTTGCTAAGCGTTTTATTTCATTCTCTACAAATTTTATATCTTTGTAACTTCTGGTAAAGATGCCTTCGCCAAGTAATAAATCGATGCCAGTCTTTTCATATAGAGCTATGTTGCCGGGACTGAAATCGTCATAATGCGCACAATCAAACCCAAACCACCAAACATTATCATCCTCGCCATTCGCAACAATATGGCAAATTTTTCCCTCGCAAGCCCTCGAATATGTGAGGCCGCCATGAACATCTACTTCAACCTCGTCATAGACTTTACCAAACCATGGATGATCTTTAGTCACCGCGACATATCCGCAAAGATGGCCAGCATAATCCCGCGTCACCCTCTGTATTAGACAATCAAACCCGAGATATTTAAATTCAACGCGATCAGGCTCATTTAGCCATGGTTTATCTCTCATTTCCCATCCTCGCGAATGTATTCAGCCAACGCCATTCGCAGTACCGCGCTGACATGATTGATCCCGTCTTTCGTAGCGCGGCGTTTAGCTTTCGCCCAGTCGCTGTTACTAACCTTAATTTGAACAAAATGATAATCGGCCATTTTTTTCTTTTTCATATTTCCCTCTTGTAAAAAACAATTGAATTTCACTATAAACAAGCTTATATTGAGTGTCAATTTAATTTAAAGGGCGATAATATGTTAGTTAAAGACCTGATTCATTTGTTACAAACCCGCGGCAAGCCTGACGACGAGGTTATGCTTGCGGCTTACAAAAATCACGAGGATAGCGTTTGTGAGTTGATTTGTGAGCTGGACACCGATTTCGATATTGTGACGAGGGACCCGGAAGATGAGTTTACCCGGATATATCTACCAGCTGATTTGTTTGACGCATGGGACAATCATAGCCATGAGGAGATTTGAGTTATGGGGCTAGACATGTATTTAACCAAACAAACTTACATTGGCGCTAAATACGAGCATCGCGGTATTACCGGCACTATCGATATTAGGAAGGGAGATAAAACGATACCGATCGAGTTAAATAGGGTTGCCTATATTGTTGAGGAGGTCGGTTATTGGCGGAAGGCGAATCAAATACACGGCTGGTTTGTTGATAACATACAAAGATGCGTTGACGACGGTGAAAATTATCCAGTTAGTTATGACAAGCTCATGCATCTTAAGCAACTATGTCAAGAGGTGTTAGAGACCAGGGATTTTACTAAGCTACCGCCAAGTTCCGGGTGCTTTTTTGGCAGTGTTAAGATAGACAACGACTATTGGTTAGACCTAAAAGAGACTATTGAGATTATCAGCAAGTTAGCTTGGGACGGCGATTATTATTATAAATCTTCGTGGTAGGAATAAAAAACGCGCCTAGGGTATGGACCTTTGCGCGTTTTCTAATACTTAACTAGAAGCCTGTTTACCAAGACCCTTAAATTACATCCCTGCCAAAAAACTTTCAATAAAAAATTTTAGCTAGATTAAATCGCCCGCCTTGGGTATAGACATAAGATCAAAAGTACGAGGCCCGAAGATCCTACCAAGATCATCCGAGCCTCTATTCTTTAACCTTCGCAGAGGCCAAAGAACATGCAAATAAATACATGCGACCAATTCCCAAGTCAATTGAAAATCCCTGAGAAGGTTATTTCAAATGAAAATTTGGATGAGGAAAACCAGATAGTTTATAACTGTTTAATTTCTTCTTGCGACGAACCCAAATTAATTACTTCATTTCGATATCAATCAATTGCCGCAAATGTCGCAATATCAGTAACTCGGACTAAAAAGATTGTATCCAACTTACTAAATCTAAGATTAATATCAATCGAATGGATCGATAAAAAAGACAAGAAAAAGAAGCGCAGGATTTGCAGAATAAATGATATTTCCCATATTAGTTTGAACTGACAATATAAAAAGTTTGGGCTTGTAAACTTCGCACATTTACAAGCCCGGAATCATTCAACCTACACAACAGGTCAATGACATGCCCGATAAATACAGCAAAAATCCCGATCCCGTCAAGACCTCCTTTAAAAAATCTGCAACAATAATACCTAGCAAGTCCCCAAAAATCCTAAGTACCGGAGTTTTCAATGAACATTGAGGATGCCAAGAAACTATTTGGAATCGAGAATGGCAACGAGAAGTATTTTTATGCCAAAGTCCCTCGCTGCGTGATCTTAGATAAGGTCGTCACGGACAAGGGACAGCGGCTTTACTCTTACCTAATCTCGCGCTGTTGCAACGAGGATGGCATTACCTGGGTTACGCAGGCGACCATGGCCGATGATTTGGGCATGTCTCGGGAAAGGGTCAATATCAATCTAAAGGCTTTGGTCAAGCGTGGATTGATTGAAGTTAAGAAAGTCTCGGTCCTGGCCGGATCGTCTTACGCTCAAAGGAATGTATACCGCATCTGCGATGTGGTGGCCGTATACGGGCAAGACGTGGCAAAAAAACCGTGGTCCGCAAACTCAACAGAGACACCGCATGTTACGCAAACGTCACACCCCCCTGTTACGGAAACGTCACATACCTATGTTACGCAAACGTCACATAAAGAAGCAGAAGGTCAAGAATCAGAAATCAAGGAGAAGAACTCCCTACGACCTGCGGTCGTTCCCTCAAACGCCGTAGGCGTTGAGGTGTGTGATTCCCATAACCACGCATTTAGACAAGTGGCAGAGGAATGGCTTGAGGCCGCAAAATCGCAATCTAAACTGAAGATCTACCCTAAAAACTGGACTGTGGATCAATATACGCAGGATCTCATTCGTACCGCCAAATTCCTGAAAAAATCCTATGATCGAGAATTTACCGCCGAGGATATGCGCTATATCAAAGATTTCATCTTCCAGGATGAATTTTTCGTCAAAACCTCCTATGCTCCAGCCAGCCTTTTGAGAAAGTGGTCAGACGGGCGACAAAAAATCCTGTGGGTGGTGGACGCGATGAAAAACAGCAAAGCGGGGAAATATGCGCGTATGGCACAGAACATGGCCGAGGAGCTTGAGAATTACAATCCCGAAGATTGGACAACAGAAGGTCTGCTGAGGAGGGCTCGCGGTGGAAATTAGGGAATTTCACGCGCTAATGATATCCGCGGCGGTTAGATTGCCAAAGTTCGCCCCTAATTTTGGACTTAAGGATGGCACGACTACTCTTTGGTACTCCGAGTTCAAAGATGTTGAGGCGTCCAAATTCGGGAAAGCGGTCGATCAAGCAGTAAGGACACTTCACGAGTTTCCATCTATCGCCAAGCTCCTAGAACTCTGCGGGGTCGTCCATCTCACACCAGATCAAGAGGCCGAGGCCCTAGCCGACAAGATCCTAGCTGCGCTACGCTCCCCGGTCAGCATACGCGATAAAAACGCCATGGTTGGCCAGCTAGGTTTTAACGTAGTGCAATCCCTAGGCGGCTGGCTTGAGATAAACGGCTCGATTGATGTTAGTAAGAGTTTTGACCAAAACTGGCTGAAGAAGATTCTCGTAAAGGAGTCTTTCGCCGAAATCAAGCGCCAAGGTACACCGGAGGCTCTCCCAACCTTATCCCGATATACCGAGGCACTTAACGCGGCTACGACGAGCACGAACGAGAAAATACCCGAAGATATCACCCCGGAGCAAGCTCAAAAAGCTCGCGAGATGCGCAAATCTATCATGGAGCGCGTCAAGGCTTTGGGTCCGATGTCGGCTGAGGAGATGCAAGTGTACAAGCACGAGCAGGGCTATCAAACTGCTTTGACGCTAAAAAAAAGTCCGCGAATGTGGGAGTATAAATTCATCGGGGATAAATACGTCAATACGGGCGTTGAGTTGTTTGCGTGTGACGAAAATGGGCGCTTCTACAAGGATTATCTATGATATTAGTCAGCCCTGACTTAAAAGAAGCCATAAGATCGATTTCTGGAGCGCAAGAAGTCAGTATTAACAAATTTCCTACGGATAAAGACAGGATTGTTGTTAGTTTGTTATGGGATGTGATCCTAGACCCAAGAAAAACAATATCCGACAGCGTGGATGAAAAACTAAAAGAGTTTGCGGCTGATTTTGACGCCATTGCTAAACACATTGCGAGGGCGCAAATAGCTAGTTTGAAGCGAGAAATAGAAGTTTTGAGAGAAAGTAACATAGAATGCGTTTTTGCCTACGAAGAAAAATTAAAAGAGCTAGAAAAATACAAGATTTTTTACGAGATGAATCAGAAGCACTAGCCAGCACCGCCGCCGAGGAAGGCTAAAACCTCGACGGCTGGCGACTTGAGCTAAAAGTATGGTCATACTAACACGGGGGAAGACATGAGCCAATTCCGATTTATCGAAGATGATCGTACGAATCACCTGAACGGCGCTGAGCAACGAAACGAGGTCTGCTTTGCCGCAACCAGCGTTGACGAAGTCATTGCCGGGTTCAATCGGTTTCTCGCCGCGTGTGGGTATGAGACCAAAGTAGGGGTGCCAGTTATAACAGCCGCAAATACAGCGACAAATTACAATGGGTCAACCTGGTCCGTACAGCCTTTATACGAAGGTGGGAAAATCCCGCCGGGGGGGTGCTAGGATGAGTAAGAGGCGGCAGCGCAAGCTTAGGCTGGGGCAGGTTGGGTGGGTAACAAAGGTCTTCTGCACCAATGTTTTTGGCGTACCAGACGGCCTGCATCCGATTATTCTAGACTTTGATCCATGTCCGAAGGTGCCTGCAAAGCTGTCGAATGCTGTAGATCGCGCTTATCAAGCCCAAGAAATACAAGAAAGGTATGGCAAGCTCCTTGATCAAGTGCAGGACAATGTTGATGCGATAGGCAAAAGCGGTCTCCAAATTCTAACGTAAGAATTTTTACACTATGGCCAAGATCAGAAAAGCCCTTGATCCATCGCAAGTGACAATCGTCATCGATCAACAAGAAAAAACTCCTTGGGATATGTCACCGTTTAAGACATTGAGCAAGCATCTTGTCACGGGCGATTACACGATTTTAGGTTTGGAGCATCTCATTTGCATCGAGCGTAAGAGTTTGGCGGACTATTTGGGCTCGATGGGCAATGATCGGGATAGATTCGAGCGAGAATTAAAGCGTATGTTAGGATATGAGACTAGAGCTTTGATCATAGAGGCCACGTGGAGCGATTTGGAGGCCGGAGAATGGCGAAGCAAGGTCACCCCTGCGTCAGCCCTTGGTTCCGCACTCGGATGGATTGCAATGGGCATTCCGGTCGTTTTAGCAGGTAATGCACAAAACGCGGCTCGCTACGCTAAGAAATTGATGTTTATCGCGGCGCGGCGACGATGGCGGGAACTCGTAACATTTGGCGAAGCGGCGGGGCTATGAGTATTTTCCAGTTGATACATGATTTGGTGAAAGATGAGGGTTTTTCTCCTCCCGTTCCTCATAGCTGTCAATATCAAGTCGCCGATCGGATACTTGCAGTTGTGCTTGACTGGAAAAGGCTACGGGAAATGGAACGCCAGGCCAATATCGAGGAAGCTATGGCCAAGATGGGACTACCGGAGGCAACTGAGGAGGGTCCGAGAAAGTGCTAGCGATGTTTTTGATTGCGGGTGTTACGCTTTTTCTCGTTTTTCAGTACACGAAAACGGATAGCAAGATTGACACAAATCTATCGTGGCGCGATGTGATGACGAGTCATGTGGACAATAACCCGATTGTGTCGATGCACTCGCTCGATACTCGCCTGGCAAGAGAGAGCCAGCGGTATCAGTTGGTGGAAGATAGGCCGCTAGATTGAAGAAAAGACAACTCAAGAAAGCGTACAAGTCTTGGTCGGTAGGAAAAAACTTGGTCTATCGATTTTTTCCCGACGGCAATCAGGATTATCTTAAGGTCTCCACGCCATCCGGAAAGCTTTACCGCTTCAGCTGCAAACATCTTTGCGAGATCGTTTGGAAATGACATAAGTGCATGAAACGTGCTAAACTCGGAGAGACGAGCGGCGTGGAAAGCTGGGAGAGAGGGTTCGATTCCCCCAAGATCCGCCAAGCGTAAGCTAATCACAGTCCCCATTGATCCCGCAGACCTCGACATTATGAGTTGCTGCGAAATTCTCGATCACCCGTCTATTAGACTCGGTAAACATCGGCACCATGAGCGACCACTCTTTGAGATCTCCTCTGGAATTGACCCCGACAAGCTGGTGAGGCTTTTCTTTGCTGTGAAATGCGGGTCCTCCGCTGTCCCCGCTGCATAGCGCCACGTCGCCACGTGTATAAAACTCGCCTTTCAGAACGACATGCTTGAAATCATTAGATGGTAGCTCCTCAACTGTGGCGTTTCCCGTCCTGAGAATCCCGTCATTACCCCCGCCGCCGCCTTTGATCGTACAGCCGTACCCCGTGAGGACGATGCTTTGACCTAACTCGACGGGGACATCAGACACCGAGGCATAGGCGACATCTAAATCGTCGGTCAGCATACAAAGCGCAAAATCGACCCCATCAGTTGCATGGTGACACTGCCCCCGGAAAGGCAAATTCTGGTGTTTTGAGTAGATCCAAGTTCCATCAGCCATACAGTGCGCAGCAGTCAGTAGCACCCTTGGACCTATTAATGTCGCAGAACATGCACTAAAATAGTTGCTGATATATACGACCTCGGGATACTCTTTATTTAGATCAGCAGTACCACCAATAAGATTAGATTTGGACTCAGCCCCTAGGGTGACTAGTGGAGCCAGGAGCGATATGACTACGCAATGCGCTGCAAACGATTTGATCATGGTTGGCATGTCCTTTATGTTCATTGGTTTTTTGTTTTATCTTACCATTAAGGCTTAGCTAATGCAGAACGATGCGAAGAAAATCTATATTGTTGCGAGGCTTAGCGATGGATAAAGAAGCAATGGAAGCTCTAGATAAGATCATTGATAAGCTTGACGCGATCGCAAGCAAGCTCGACCGTGTGATTGACATCGCAAGGGGTGGAGCTGGGAAACAGTCCGGGAGAGAGTATTTGCTTGATGGTGATGAATCAAGAATAAGCAGGCAGCAACGAATCAAAGATTTATTTGACGCGACTCAACCGATTTCGACCTATGTTTAACGGCGTCAAATAACGCGATACATCAGGCGACAGTAGGCAATGCCGAAATTACCACCACCTGAGCATACTAGATGGAAAAAGGGCCAAGGTTCGCCAAACCCAGGCGGTCGGCCAAAATTACCCAAAGAATTGGCAAAAACTCCGCTCCTTTCAAGTGAAGCGATCAAGCGAACCATCTCAAAACACTTTGCGGCGACTAAAGAAGAGCTGGAAAAAATCAAGGGTGATAGCACCTCCTCGGCTCTTGATCTCGTGATTGTCTCTACGATCTTAAAAGCGATTGATCATGGCGACATCGGGCGGGCTGAAATGCTCTTTTGCCGCTTAGTGGGACGGGTCAAGGATTTCGTGGAGGTTATCCCTCCTCAGCCTGTGATTATTCATCGTCTCGAAGGTGGGACTGTCGAGCTAGGTACTAAAACAATCGAAGCGGAGGAAGATCATGAGTGACGAGCCCCCGCAAATCTTCTTGCTCGATGACTACCGCAAGCACCCAGAAGCACCACCAGGCGAGCAAATGCCTTGGGAAACGGAAGATTTCTCGAAGCTTTATTGCTCGTTTATGAATGCCTACGGCGACGCGACCGCTAGAACGATTAGCGAGTTTAGGAGATACCTGCCCGATAGCAACGTTATCGAATACTCACAAGAGGCTTCTATTCTCGCCTTCTTCAACGATTTATTTGCAGATCTAAGTCAAGGCTTAGGCCGCGCAGAGTTATCCGAGCATCTTGATGACGTTTTTGTCATGGTTAGGTCGAACTGGGAAAACTGGGCCAAAACTGTAAAGGATAAATAAATGGATGAGATGACGATCAGCCCCAAAACCAAGGATATCGAACGCCGCTTTGCTAAAATCCGATCTGAGCGTAAGGCAAGACTGGAAGCGATTCGGGCCATGAAGCTCAGAACTCGCAGCAAGCACTTCAAAAACGAGTTTATGTTAGTTTGCGAGGCGCTGGACTGCATGACGTTTCCCGGATTGAATGAAATACAGATTGGTCAAGAATATGTCAAACAAGCCAAGCGTCTTATGGCAAAATATCAAGTAGAGTACAAAACAAACACGGTTTTTGTTCGGGGTGTTGGGGGCTAATTTGAGCCATTTTCACGTTGGGCCGTTATCTGATTACGAGGAAGCTTGTGGGCTGATCATGGATGTCAAGCCACCCAAGCCTCGGCAAAAACGCCTAGGTATCTGCTCTAACCGCTACTGCACCTTTAGGCCCGACAAGTCCACCGTAATACTAAGCAAAGCTAATACTAAGGGATATCGCAACAGGTACCACACCACAAACCAGGGTGCCTTTGATTGTCCATCATGCAAGAATTCTCTGTTTTGGATCAAGGTTTATCAAATTGAAGAGCAAGAATGAGACAAATTGTCGCAAGAAGGCGCGATACATTAGCGAGAGAATTGCTCGAAATCATGCCTGGGCCAACGGTCTAAAGTATCAAATTCAATTTAATATCTATCAATGCCCAGTGTGTCAAAAATGGCACCTAACCACGCAACAAAGCCGCGGCAAGTGACTAAATCCCGGTGGTCTTGACCGCGGTAATCACGAGGGGCTAAAATCTAGTGGTTTGTTAAACTAAAACCAAAGGGAAAACCATGGCTACTATTGACCCAAGCACGTTCGAAGCTGTAAACAACGCTAACTATAAGGCTTTTGCCGAGACCGGCACGTTTATGCTGCAACAATTCTTGCAAGACTCGGTAGATCACCGCCGCCGAGTCAATGCACTTTCGGAAGCTCACTTAGCTTCAGCGCTAAAAAACATGAGCGAAGTTGACCCCACTGAAGCAATTGCGCAGGTAAAGCAACTAACAGGAAACGATCTTGGCAAGCAAATGGCTGATCTTGGTTCGGTCGTTGCTGCTTTGCAACAGCTTGTTAAAGCCGCTCAATCAACACCTCCGGAAACTGGCAAGTAAGCTTTTGCCATAGCCGCGTTAAATGCTAACGTTAGGCTATGGACTTTCGCCCCCACAGCAAAAAGCAACAAGACGCCATCTTTGCCACTGAAAGAATAACCCTGTGTTCAACCGGGATTCAGTTCGGCAAGTCCACGATTGGGGCGATAAAGCTCAAAATGCTGATTCATCAAAACCCTGGTCCTGGCTGTAACTACATCATCGTAGCGCCAACATATAAGATCCTGTCGCAAGCTACTCTCCCAGCTTTTCGAAAATTCATGGAAGGATTTGGCGAGTATAAAAAGTCTGATTCCTGCTTCGAAATGCACTCTGGCGCAAAGATTTGGTGCAGAACTGGCACTGATCCGGATTCAATCGTTGGGATAACTGACGTTTATGGGATTTGGGGAGATGAAGCCGGTAAGTTTACCCTCTATTTCTGGGAAAACATCCTAGGGCGATCCAAAATCAAGCAATGCCCGGTCATTTTGACTACTTCGCTTTATTCTCGCAACTGGTTGGCCAAGAATTTAATCCCCAAGGCGCTTGCCGGAGACAAAACTATTCACCTTTGCCAAGCTTTTAGCGATGAAAACCCATTCTTTCCCAAAGAGGAGATGGAAGAAGCTAGGGCAACGATGGCACCGGCACGTTTCGCCATGATGTATGGGGGTATTCCCGGAAAAATGGAGGGGCTGGTTTATGACTGTTTCGATGATGTGCAAAACATCTGCGATCCTTTTGAACTGCCCGAAGGATCTAAGGTTTATGCTGGTATCGACTGGGGTTATACACACCCATTTGTTTGTATTGTAGGGGCGAAACTCCCAAACGGAGACTACCGAATTGTAGATGAGTTTTGCAAAGCCAGGCTAACCATTGGGGATATCGCACCGAAGCTGCACGAACTCAAGAATAAGTGGAACATAAAACGCTTTTATGCTGGACCCGATCAACCAGGCCTAATCGAGCAACTGCGAAAATCAAAGCTACCCATTACTGCTGCAAATAACGACGTCAAACGCGGGATTGATATCGTTTATGGCCTGACCAAGACTAGGAAGCTCAAATATTTTAAGGGAGCCACTCCTCATCTAATCAACGAAAAGGAAACATATCACTGGCCCGAGGAGAAGGACTTGCGTCCCGATCAGGACACTAAGGACCCGAATCCCGTAAAGCAAGACGATGATTGCCACGATGCAGAACGCTACCTCATGATTTCCATCGCTAGCAAGCCAACCGAACTTACCAAGCCTAAGGTTCCTCTCCATAGATCCATGGACACCAAACCCGAGACGGTAGCCGAGCGAATCAAGCGTCTAAAATCGAAACGCAACAAAAAAACAGAAACCTGGTGAACTATCCGGTAATTCCGGAGAGTTTGAAAAAGGTGGTTCCCGAGCTTTTTCCCTAGGGGTGGAACCTGGGAACCACCTTTTTTTTATTGATATAAACAGAACGGTAGACACCCGCACATTTTGCGGTTTTAATAGTTGGTAGAAATCAATCTTTAAAACTACCGAGATATTAGCAACATATGCCGCTCTACCCCTACGAGTGTCAAGATTGCCAAAAAACGTTTGATGTCGTCAAAAGCGTTGCCGATATCGATATGCAAGAATCATGCACTTCTTGCAAGTCTGCGAATACTAATAGACGCATCGCCAAGTCAAACATCGAAAAGTCCTCTTTTGGCGAACCGTACTACTGTCCGTCACTTGGTGCTATAATCAAAAGCAAAAGCCACAAGAAGCAAATCATGAAGTCTCTCAAGGTCGAGGAGGTTGGTACCACTAGCACCGACCAGATGCATAAAGACCTCGACGAACAGCGTGAAAAACGCATAGCCGCCCGATGGGATGATATTTGATGGATTATCAAGGCTCACAAAATCAAGGCGCGGACAACTCTATGGGTAGCGCTGCCGAATATGAGCCATCCGAGCAAGAAAAAGAGCTTTGCAAGACCATTCACAAAATGTTTGAAGCTGCCAAAAAAGCTAGGGAGCCCTACTGCTCACGCTGGGCTGACTATTACAAGATGTATCGAGGGATACAATGGAAAGAAAAAAGACCGTCTTACCGGCATTCTTCTGTTGTTAACTTGATTTTCACCGCGATAAATAACCAAGTTCCTCTTTTGACTGATGGCCGTCCGCGTGTCGAGTATCTTGCCAAAAACCCGCAGGATACTGAAATCGACGACATCATGAATTCTCTGTTTCAATCCGACTGGGAAAGGTTTGACTGGACCACCACGCTTCTTGAAGATCTTTACGACAGTGCGACCTTTGGCACGGCTCTTGCTGCACTAGACTTCGACGATAGCGCAGATTACGGACTAGGCGCGATTCGCTGGAATTCTCTTGAGCCTATGTATTCCTATCCCCAGGGTGGCGCGTCTGACATCAATTCTCGCAAGAGATGCCGATATTTTATCTATGCCGAGCCAGTTTCTTTAGAAGAAGTGCGGGCCAGATATCCCGAAAAAGGGTGTTACGTCAAAGCCGACATGCGCGACCTTTGGCAAAGCGATAAGACGGACTTGCAGGATTCCCGCTTTCGCTCACCGACTCACAACGACCCTACCCAAGATTTTAAATCTGGCTCTAACTCGGATCAAAGCGCCCAAGCGATGGTCATGACCCTGTTTTGGCGTCCGACCGAAACCGAAGAAGTGCAAACTACCAAGAAAAATGAAGACGGCAGCGAAGAGCCCATCTATGAGCTGCGTTTGAAGTATCCCAAAGGCCGCAAGATCGTTAGAGCGGGCAATATCATACTTGAAGACGACGCTTTAGACCTCGACGATACCTCCATCCCTGTCCAGAAAATGGTCAACTACATCGATCCTAGATCCTTTTGGGGCATATCTGACGTCGAACAGACAGAAGGACCGCAGCAAATCTTCAATAAGATGATCTCGTTTTGTCTCGATGTCATGGTTTTGATGGGTAATCCAATTTGGGTGGTTTCGAATGACTCGGGCGTTAACACCGACGAGCTTTATAACATGCCCGGTGCGGTAGTCGAAAAAGAGCCTGGCAGCGAAGTAAGACGAGAAGAAGGCGTTCAGCTGCAGCCCTACATTCTATCGATGATTGACCGAGTTAAAGCTTGGTTTGATGATATTTCTGGCTCCCAAGAGGTAAGCCGTGGCGTTAACCCATCGGGCGTGACAGCCGCCGCAGCGATCGAAGATCTTCAGCAGTCTGGCCGTACCAGAATCCGGCAAAAAGCTCGCAACATGGACTCCTTTCTCAAAGAGATGGGACGCCAATACGCTCAGATAGCGCTTAAAAATTACACGGTGCCCAAGGTTCGTCGCACAACGGGAAAAGATGGCTCCGAGAAATACTTTAAGTTCCACACTTCGCACATCGAAGACGAACAGGGAAATAAGCGCACCCAAATCAATTACACAGAAATGGGCCGAGATAAAAACACCGGCAAAATGATGGAAATTGCATCGAAACAGCATGTTTTGGTGGGCGATTTCGATGTTATTGCAACGACGCAGTCAGGTCTACCTTTTGCCAAGAACGAATCAGAGCAAAAGCTTTTCGCACTCTATGACCGTCAAGCAATTGATGTCGAGGAGCTACTCAGAGGTATCGAGTATCCCAACGTCGATAAAGTACTTCAAAGACGTGCCGAACAACAACAAATGCAGGCGCAGCAGCAACAACAACAACGTGCCCCAGCGGCATAGGAGAATCTTATGGATATGCAGCAAGGTGGCGGCGAGCAAGCTCAAAGCGGTGGCAACAACCAAGTAGCTCAGCTTTTTCAAAACGTCGGTCAAGGTTTAACGATCATCGCCGATTACGTGGGCAAAGTTGCACCAGATGCCGCTGAAATGGCAGCAGGGTTGCTGCAAGGCTATGAGCAATTAGTCCAAGCAGTGGCACAGGCTAGACAAGGTGGCGGCGAGCAACCGCAACAAAGACAAGCTGCTCCTGAGCAGGGTGCATACGAAGCCGGTGGCCGCAACGTCCAGCAAGCAATGTAAGGGAATTTTAGATGGCTTTCACTAGCGTAACTTATACATTCTCAAATGGACAAACGGCGGATGCCGATCAAGTGAATACTAATTTCACTAATATTATCAATGGTTTGTCCGACGGAACCAAAGACATCAGCATCTCGGCTTTAACTGCCGCGGGTGTTGCAACGCTTAATGGCAATGTGATTCTCGGTAGCGATGCAAACGACGATCTAACTTTTAACGGTGCTGTTGCGTCGGACATTTTGACCAAGACAACTGCAACCACCAACTTAGGTAGCACCAGCAAAACTTTTGCGGCTTTGTATCTCGACAAAGGTGCAACTGACGGGGGAGCCGTCTATTTCAATGCCACCAGCACATCATTTATCAAAAGCAGCGCTGACGGGTTGACCCTTGACCACGGTGGTTTCACCGCTTGCACTTTCGCGGCTCTCATTACCACCACTCTAGCAACTGGGTTCAAAGTTGATTCGACCGTAGACGCCCAGATTCAGACAGATTCTACCAGCTCTTTTTTTGATTCAAGCGCCATTACTTCGATTCGCACCAACGGCACCACTCAGGCCATTGGAATTACAGCGGGTCAATTGGTCTCTGTCGGCACTCACACAGCCACTAGCAAGCTTGATGTTCGAGCTAGCGCCGATGGCGTTACAGCAGTTTACGCGCTGACTTCGGATGATGACACAGTATCCCTCCTGGCGGAAAATTCGAATGCTTCTTGCACCTCAAGCGGCGTGATTAGATCTAGAACGGCTAGAGCCAATAGCACCGCTTTCAACCTGTATTCAGGTCAGTGTAACGGTGGTTCTGACTCCGTGTTTAGGGTGAGAGGTGATGGCACTATTTTTGCAGAGAGCGCCACAGTTAACACCCCTGGCGACTATGCAGAATACTTCGAGTGGGCTGATGGCAATCAAAGGGATGCCGATCGTAGGGGAATATCTGTTGTCCTGGAAAACGGCAAGATCAGGCGAGCTGTTTTAGGCGAAGAGCCGATCGGAGTTATCTCGGCAACTCCTGTTTTCCTTGCCGATGCCGCGGAAAATTACTGGACTGGTAAGAACCTAACGGATCATTTCGGCAGTAAGATTCTCGAAGAATACAAAATCGTGCAATGGATAGAGATTAGAGAGACGCCAAAAAAGGCGGTGCCTAGAAAAAGAGATCCTGAGACCGGCGAATACCTACCGCCAGAGATGGAAATCGAGAAGGTCTTGATTCAGTACCAACATGATCAGATCCCGGAAGGGGTCAAGGTGCCTGATGATGCTGTGACGTTGACGCACGATGAAAAAGGCAACCTGTTAACGAGACCTAAACTTAATCCAAAATACGACCCTAACGCGCCCTACATTCCAAGATCAGAGCGCAAAGAATGGGACCCCGTTGGGCTTCTCGGCAAGATTTGCGTCCTAAACGATCAGGTCATTGGCAAAAACTGGGTCAAGTTGGAAGCAGTGAACGAAAAAATAACACGATATTTAGTCAAGTAAGGGATTTATGAGCTACGAAGTTACGCAAAGCATGATTGACGAGTTCTCGACCCCAGAGGCAGGGCCTAGCGAAGGTAGTGCAACACCACCACAGGCTAGCCCCGCACCAGTCCAAGAATATGAGTATGTCGCCCGTGGCAAGACGATCAAAGAACCTCTCGACGTGATTTTGAAGAGAGCGTCGATGGGTTACGACTACGCCCAGCGTACCGAAGAAACAAAAGCTCAAGCCGAAGCCATTGCCGAACGAGAACGAAGGGCTTTAGAGCTTGAAAGCAAATATGGGGAAATCGACAAATACGCGATAGATAACCCCGAGTGGAATCAGCACCTGCATGACACATGGAACAAGCGCTTTGATGTCACAGGAGCTAATCAATCACCAACTACGGCAACCATTCCGCCGCAATTCCTTCAGGAATTTAACGAGCTGAAAGGGTTTGTCGAAAGTGTAAAAGCCGAGCGAGCCGACCAAGCTTATGCGTCTACGTTTA